AGATGGACAGAGAGGCAGAAGAAGAGCGTAAAAAGATGGAGCGCGAAACAAAACGTCGATAGAAATATCATGCGATGTCCAAGGTCTGGAAGAGTTCCAAGCGGCAATGCAAAGCTTTGACTCCGCAATGCAACGAGAAGTCTACAGATACTTGCACAGTTGGGCTTCTGACGTCAAGGCTTTAGCCAAGCAGCTTGTGCCGGTGCGAACAGGCTATCTGCGAAGCACAATCTATGCGAAGATTCAGGAATGGGTTGCCGAGATAGGCGCTGAAGCTGCTTACGCCTTGTTCGTTGAACTTGGAACCAGACACATGCGAGCACAGCCATATCTCTACCCCGCTATTCAAGAGTATCTTCCTCAGCTCCAAGACATCATTTGTGCAGCTATCGACGCAGCCAAAACGGAGGCTGGCTTATGAGTTTCCGAGAAATCGCCGTCACTATCCGCGCCGTCAATCGTGCAAGCCACGAGTTTGCCAGAATCCAAAGCGATGCTGAAGCACTGAGTGTGCGAATCAAGAGCTTAGGCGCAGCTATTGCAGGTATAGGGGCAACTGGCGTCGCTATTGGACACATAGCTCACGAGTTCGGCTTACTCAACGATCAGCAAGCTCGTGTTTTCAACTCCGCAATGATGGTCATAACGGTTATGGGCATGTTCATGAGGACAAGCTGGGGCGTAGCCGTTGCCCAGAAGGTCTATGCTGCTGCCTGCTGGATCGCCACCGCAGCTCAGAACGCTTTGAACATCAGCTATGCCACATTTCTGGCTTTAACAGGTGTTGGCATTGCGGTTATCGTTGCAGCAGCGGCTGCCATGTGGTATTTCACCAGTCAAATGAACGCAGCTACTGCAAGTGTCAACCAATTCAACGAAGCAACCAGCGCCATGCAGAGCCCCTCAACCTATTCAGGACGCAACATTCTCAGAAAAGGCGAGGAGGATATCTACGCCAAGGGAGATTAGGCTATGAGTGTAGACATCCCAAAAATGGCACTCGCCTTCGGCACAATTGCACCTCCTCAAGGTGACGTTTTAGAAGCAAGAATCACGTTGGCATGCACGCAGGAAGCCAGCAGATTTGAGGTTCTTCTGCAAAACTGGGACAAGAAATACTCTCCAGGCGAGACTAACGCCATAAGCGTAGGCGTTGACGGCCACATTGACTTAGGTAGAGGCGCTAACTGTCCGCAGCTAATCACCTGCAAGGTCGAAGAAGTCAAATTCATGTCTGACGCGGTTGCACACTACCTTAAGGTTTCTGGACGTGGCTGGGACGAACGACTTTTCCGAGCTCTGGTCACTAAAACCTACATCAGCCAGAAAGGAGAAGCAATAGTCAAAGACCTCATGGACACGTACGCTGGCCTAAGCCACAATAGAGGCGGAACCGAACTCGTAGAGGACACTGACACGACATATCAGTTGCTCAAGTATGAAGACACGCCAGTGATGGACATTCTGCAATTCATCGCTGGGAGCGCAGACAAGTCAGGCGTCATCGGCTACGACTTCAGAGTGGCGCCCGATGGCAAGTTTGAGTTTTTCCAGCGTGGCACAAAGACAAGCCTCGTTAGTCTCAACGAACTCATAGAGAGCATGGAATATGACAAAGACATCCACAGCGTCAGAAACAAGATCACGGTCTATGGCGCCCAAGATTACAAGCTGCCAACCGATGGTGATAGCTGGTCAGACGGACAAGCTGACTGGCTCATGAATGACGACGCAGAAGACGCGCACACTAACACTGCCTATCAGCTCGTAGGCCAAGTTACATATGACCCCAGCCCAACAGCCAAAATCATCATTGATGTCGTAGAGCTTCAATGCAAGATGAGCGCTGGCAGTGGCAAATATAAGATCACCTATCAGAAGGAAGGCGGATCTGAAACCGTCATAGTCACTGATCAAGCTTTCAGCAACACAAGTTATGAGCTTAAGCAGCACGTTCTCACTGGCGCCAACCGAATAATCGGAGACGTAGGCAAAGACGTGACTATAAGGCACTACACGCTTACGGACAACGCAGCGAACACAGTGAGCAGCAAAAACCACAGAGCAGTAGGAGACATAATCTTTGGAAATTGGCTGGCAACAGAAGGCCAGCTCTACTTTGAGACAACAACGAAGCTGGTAGGCAACGGAAGCATCAGATGCAATTGCACCGGCGTCTATAACTGGGGAATCCTTCTACTGAACCTTCCACAAGAAGCTGACTGTACAGGCTTCACCTTCCTTGACTTTGGCATCTACCTTGGACCAAATCGAACCGCAAGCCTCAACCTGCTCTTATATGATTACTCTGGAAAATTCGCCTTCAGATACATGACCGCTGTCAAAGAACAGTTTGAGCAGAAACATATTCCATGCAACCAGGCCAATGCCAATGAATGGGCTGTCCAGTCGGGCTTTGACTGGTCAAGAGTCGCAGCCGTCAAGTTTTGGACTTACGGTAGCGCAACAGATGACTTCTACATTGACGGCGTCAACTTCAACGGAGCCTTCTTCAAACACACAGAGGAAGACGCAGCAAGTCAAACAGCCTACGGCAAACGAGAAAAGGCTGAGCATGATGAGGAACTCTTCAGCAACAATGAATGCGAGTTACGCGCCAAGGCTCTGCTTGCCTACTTCAAAGACTCGATTGAATACATAACGCTCGTCTCCCGCGTCATAGACTATGGAACGACTCCCATTCTGCCCGGTGACAAAATCCATGTCACAATGCCAAACGAGAACATAGATGCCGACTGGATCGTGCTCAGCGCAGTCTATTACGTTAACGCCAAAGAGCAGTATCTTGAGATAACGTTGAACCTTGGTCGTCAGAAACCGTTGCTCGCTGACTATCTGTTTGCAGCACGGAGAAAGACTGACCACTTGAGTCGACATAAGCAGCCGAGGATGATTTGATGAACAAGCAGGTTTTGAAACAGTTAAGAGAACTTCGGTCAGGAGCACTTGTCAAGGTGGAATGGACAGACGCCAGCATAGGCAAAAGCCTAAGCGGAGGATTATCAGGCATAGATGTCCCTGTCGCAAGCTGGGGAATCTTCATCGGCTTATTGGGAGACAAGAGTAAACACATCATCCTTGGACAAAACAATTTTCGCTACGCAGATGGACTTTACGACATTGACTACACAGCCATACCTGTAAGCTGGACAATAGGCATTCACGTGATTCAAGAACAGCACGTGCCAGAAGACGAAGCCAAACAACTGCTAAGCAGCTTTCTCATGGGCGGAAGACGCCGATTTCCACAACGCACAAAGCAACAGAGGATAGTGAACCATGAGAAGCCTGATTAAGAAGGCGTTAACCCGCACAATCGCCCGCAAAGGACCAAGAGGAAAACAGCAAACAATAGAGATTCCGCCAAGCCAGAAGCTTCTATACGCTGTTTATTTCAGTCTCGGCATGGTTGCTTGTCTAACAGCTCTCGAAGCAGTACACGTAATCGTTCTGGGCACATGGAACGCAGAAATTTTTGCTGTGATCTCTGCTTTGATTGGCAACATTACAGGCATCTTCTTGACGCAAAAAACGTAGGGGGGTCTACAAAACGATAGGGAGGTATCACTTAGGAGGTTTTCTCCGCAAGGCTCGAAGCGTAAAGAATCAGATAAAGAAAGACACTCAGGAGCTTAGGCAAAAGCTGTTGACTGAACTGGAAGCAATGTTTGACATTGCCAAGAAAGCTGCATCAGACCCTCAGACTAAGCCTAAGCAGGCTCAGATTTGGGTTCGCATTATGGGCTACCTTGGGCAAGTCATGAACAGCATTTCTGAAAGCTTCGACGAGGCTAAGGCTCTGGAGTATTTTGAAAATTTGGAGCGCATGATCCGTGAAGCTAAAGGGGATTCTGACCAAAGCCAAACAGCTTGAAAACGACTGGCTTGAACAACGGAAAGCCAAAGAAACAGAAATCCCAGAAGACTTCATTCAATTCTGCCAAAAAATGCTCGGCTTAAACCTAACAAAATACCAGACGGAAGCGGCTCAGCTTTTGGAAAAACAGAACGATGTCGCATTGAGATGGTGCAGACAAAGCGGCAAAACCCATCTGATTGCTGCTTGGCTCCTGCACTATGCCCTACTACATTCTGGTTCGCACATTGCTGTCGTTGGTCCAAGCTGGCGACAAACAATGATACCCATAACCAAAATCAACTACTTCAGAACAAAACTCCCAGCAGGCCTATTCTACAAACCACAAAGAACCATCGTAAGACTAAAGAACGGAAGCACAATCCAAGCCTTCCCAAACAACCCCAACAACCTCAGAGGCTTCACGCTTCAAATCGTGTACTGCGACGAAATGAACTTCATTCCCAATGACGAGGAAATGTTCGACGCCATAAGCTTCACCTTGGCAACCACAAACGGCAAATTCATCGCAAGCAGCACACCATGGACAACAGACAGTGTCTTTTGCAAGCTATTCCACGACAACGCCTTCCAACACTTCGCAAAAAGCCACGTAACCTACCAACAAGCCCTCGAACCAAATGGACCCATAACCGAGAAATGGCTGCAAAAGAAGAGACACGAGTATGAAGGCGACCCTTGGCGTTGGCGTCGCGAAATGGAAGCCGAATGGGCAGAAGACGAAAACGTCTGGCTCAACCAAGCCCTCATCACAAGCTGCATAGACAGCAGCTTAGAATACTGCGACTTTGAACAAGCCGTCACAGGCGATTTTTATGCAGGCTTAGACCTTGGCAAATACCAAGACTACAGCGTCCTCTCAGTTGTCGAGGTAGAGGATACTTCTATAAAACTAATCCACATGCACCGCTTTCCGTTGCGGACACCATACGCAAGCGTGATAGGCTACGTTAAGACGCTCTGCGACAGATGGCAAACAATAAACAAAGTCTTAGTCGACATGACAGGCGTAGGCGACTACATAGCCGAGGATATGGTAAATGCTGGAATAACGGAGACTGAAGGCGTCAAATTCACTCAAGAAACAAAAGAGAAAATGGCGCAATGGCTCAAACAATGCATGGTTGAAAAGAAACTAAAAATCCCTTATGACAGCGACTTGATTGCAGAGTTAAACATTGAACGTTTTGAATTGACAAAAGACGGCAAGATCAGGTTCAGCCACCCAGAAAGGACGAATGATGACCGCTTCTGGAGTTTAGCCTTAGTCTGCTATGCATCCCGAACAGAGCCTCCACCCAAACTGTGGGTTGTGCCACGCATCGCTTCTAAGGGAAAAACGAAACTGCAACAGCTACGAAAGAAACTGCAAAAACACCAAATCACGGGAACAACAAGATGAGAAGACACGAGTTTTTCCGCATACGCCAATACAAACGCAGATACGATAGACAACAGGGTAAATTCATAATCGACATAGCCTACGAAACCGCAGCTCCAGAGCCAACGGAACGTGTCGTTAACGTGGCTGAAGCCTTCGGGCTTGGACTCGACCAATGGGAAAAATTCGTAGTCTACGATAATGTGGAGCTGAAGATAGGACCAACTGACATCGTCTACATAACAGGCGATAGCGGTTCTGGAAAAAGCGTGTTACTAAAGGCTCTGGAGAAAGACATTAAACAAGACATGCAGGTTACATCAATTAACATAACAGACATCAAGCCTGAACCAAACAAACCGTTAATCGAAACGGTCGGCAAAACTACCGGAGAAGCCTTAGAGCTTCTGAGCAAAGTAGGTTTGAATGATGCGTTTCTCTTCCTAAGAAGTTATGCGCAGCTGAGCGACGGACAGAAATACCGCTACAAGATTGCAAAAATGATTGAAAGCCAAGCTCAATTCTGGATAATGGACGAGTTTGCAGCAACACTCGACAGAGACACAGCCAAAATTGTAGCCTACAACCTTCAGAAACACGCACGTCAACAAGGCAAAGCTGTTTTAGCAGCCACAACCCACACCGACGTATTCGAAGACCTAAACCCTTCAGTTCATATTCACAAGCGATTTGGCAGAGAAATGACAGTAAACTACTATCCAAACAAGCCAGCCAAAGAATGCAGTCTCATTACGGAAATGCAAATCAAAGAAGGCACAACTGAAGAGTGGAGAAAACTCTCGGGTTTTCACTATCGCAGCCACAAAATAGCTGCACCTCGCAAAATCCTCTGTCTAAAACGCGGCGAAGAGCTGTGCGGGGTAATAGTCTACAACTATCCGCCACCTACATGCTTCGGAAGAAGACTCGTCTTGCCCAAAATGAGCATGAAAGAGCTGAACGAAAAACTGAGCATAATCACCAGAGTAGTTGTGCATCCAAAATACCGCACAATAGGCTTAGGGTCAAAACTTGTCAAGGAAACATTACCTCTGGCAGGAACTGAATACGTTGAAATGCCTGCAGTCATGGCAAAATACAATCCTTTCGCAGAAAAAGCAGGAATGCAGAAAATCGCCCAACAGCCACCACCAAAAGAAGCCCTAAGAATTGCAGAAACTCTTCACCGACTCGGATTCAATACTCAGCTGCTTGGCAGTGAAAAATACGCATTGAGCAAGCTCAAGACTTTAAACGATAAAGAAATAATAAAAATCAGGGAAGCATTCATAAGAAATAGCCACGCCCGATTCATGAAATACTTCTTTCCTCATCAGTTGTTTGGAAAAAGAGAAGCATACGCAAAGGAAATAAGAAAAGCCAGCCTTGAAAGACTTGCATACTTAATCAAAGTCTGCGGCTTCCTGATGCAAACGAAAGTTTACCTGTTCTGGCATACCTAATAACCCTTCGATGGTTCAAATCCCTTCCCCTGCACTTAATTTTGGATCAGCGCGCTAATTCAATACCACAAACGCTAAGAACAACATCTCGAATACCTGTCAACAGAGAAGAGTGAATCCGGTTGTT